ATATAAGGTTGCCGACCTTAAATATTTAAAATTCATAGGTGGTGTTACAAAAACAAAATCATCTGTTGGTGGTATCTTATTCGAAATAATCGAAACGATTGCTCCATCAGCAGGTATTACTCCTGCACCTTGAACCCCTGCAACTGTACTGTATTGTGATACATTAGGAGAGTTTATCGATGATAAAAATTCAATTTGCTCCTGATGTAATGGAGAAATAAATGGTCCATCAACCCATCGATATTGATTATGAATAAATTGACCTGCATCTGAGTTGTTAGTAACACAAACTTGTACAATACTTAATGCTTTGGCATCTACACAACTAACTGTATAGTCTATAACTGCTGATGCAGTTCCATCAAAAGTAAGGTTTAAAGTATCTGTTAAAACTAAATTTTTAATTACTGTGATTGTGTTTAGTCCATTAACTAAATTTACCACTTGAAGTGTTGTTCCATATTCAACTTGTGCTTGAAGAGAACCACTAGTTAAATCAGAAACATTAATTGTTATAGTTACTTCACCCACTAATTCTCCTACATTAAAGCAGTAGGTGATAGTTGTTCCGTTAAAATTTAATAGTTGATTAATTCCACATTCAATACAAGGCACATCAATTGGAAGCAACTCATCATTAATGGAAAAAACATATTCATCCATGTAAGGGTCGTATCCTCCTAGTTTTTGATTATTAGGAGATGATATAAATTTATCTCTAAACCACGAACGCATTCCTGCATCGGATATAACTGTAAGTTGTTCATTAGAATATGCACTACCTTTTAGTTGAATTAATGCTCCACGTTTTTGGTCAGAAAAATATTTATCAAATCCATATTGTGAAAAACTTTCAGGGTTAAAGCTTATCCCATACTCCTCTAGTCTAGCTATTTGAGTTCCAAGAACTTCTGGAACAGATGTAATAGATCCTCCTGGAACTGAATCAGATAATAAATTTTTACCTGCTAGTACATATGATATTTTATCTTCTTGCAACGTAAGTATATCAGTAGCTCTAGCGACTAGTTTTTCAATAGGACCAAATGATTCTTCTGTTTTCTTAAAGTTTATTAGTCCAAGATTAAACTCATTAAGTTTATTTACATTGCTCTCATCATTGTATATACCACTATAAGTTATGTCTGCAAATCTATCAGCTTCTCTATAATCTTCTGCTGAAGTAGTTGTAACCCTGTTACCTAATAATAATGGCTTGCCCACTATAGAATCTCTAATCTTATAACTTTCTACACCATTACCAAAAGCAAAACAATTAAAAAATGTTGTGTCAATAATTGCAGGATTTGTTATGTCTTGATCTTGAACATTTCCAAGATGCACGTCTTGATATGGAGTTTCAGTAATTGTCACATCTGCAGGAACATCAGGTGGAGTAGATGGTGATATTATAGCAGAACCACAATCTGTCCATTCTGCTGCAGAGCCACCTGGTGGAAGAACAAGTTGAGATTGAATACCATTTAAAGTGTAAACAAATGCAATTGAGTTAGATTCACTAGAAGCTACTTGAAATACAGTTTTACAACCTCCTGTAGCAATATCAAACGTTTGAGCACCTTCATACCAAACATCTGGTTGTGCATCAGTAGGCTCTGTTTCAAATACAATTGTAGTTTCAGCTCTAAAAATTTGCCAAGTTGCTCGAACAGTAGACCTTCTTTTCTTAGTTCTTCCACAAGCTCTAGTACCAGACATTATAAAACGTATCTCTTGAGTACTAGGGTCTTTAAACCACCTGTAATAATTTGTTCCTAATGCAGGTGTAATTCCGTATCTATTAAATGGTCCTGGAGATGTTGCCGTAGTTGGTATGTACACATTCTCTATAGGACCTCCAGTACCACCAACTTCTTGTATTCCTGTATTTAAAACTAACTAAAGTTACATCTAAATTATATTTTCTACGTTCACATGCATTATTACCTTTCGATGGTCCTCTTCTTTCGAACTCAAATGTCATTTGTATTCTACTACCTGCAGGTATGGTGAGGTTCTGATAATTACCTGCATCATCAGGCTCTGCAAATCCTTTATAGGCAAGTACAGGATAGTTATCATTTCCTCTTACTGTAAGCTCTTGTTTTCCTGGCAATATAAATGGGTCAGCACCTGGAGCTATAGAAAAGTCTTGAGCCTTTATTTTCATGTAAGTTCCTGCAGGAATATTTATTTCTTTTCCGTTTTCATCAGTGGGTAAAGGGTCAAGAAAATCTCTTTGTTGTGCTTCTTTATCTAAAACTGTTCCATAAGCACATCGTTGTAAAGCACCACTAGTATCTGCTTTTACAATTAGTCTATCTCCCACCTCAACTTTTCTTGAGTTTTCACCATCTAATAAAAAGTATGTGTCATTTGTAGCAGGGTCTGTAAAAAATATATTGGTATAAACTGTTTCATAAGTTGAAGCATTTGGCTTTATTGCAAACTTATATTTAGTTGCCCAATACGGAGGCTTTTGTTGAGGTGGTATTGAAACCCTTATAAAGTTTTTAAGTTCTGCAAATCCACAAGGCACATGTTCTGTATTTAACGGACTAACTAAAGCAGTTGAAGCTCTATTAAATTCATCCATGTAAACCATACCTATTTCATAATCTCTATTACTATGAAGACTTTTATTATTACTTACTCTTTGAAAAGAAACTTCTGCACTATCCCATTGAAAATATTCATAAGCACTTTGAGTTGGAATTGTTGTGTTATTTACTCTGCGTATTGCAGGTAGTTGAAATCCAATGCTATTAAGGCTTGGAACTGTTATAAGAGATATAGGTTGATTTGCTGCTGAAGTTCCACTTTCATATTTAGTCCAAGTGGTCGGTTGACCTGCATCTAATATATTTGGTACGGCACAATTAATTACGTCTGTAAATGTATTACCATCACAAGAAGTTTCAATTAAAGGGTCAACATTAAAAACAGGTTTTATATTACTTGCTACACCCACCTTTTCTTGAAAGTCTACACTTGAAGCTAATTCATATACAGAGTTAAAATCTTGAGGTAACACATAACTGAACTGAACATCTACTGATGCACTTGTTTCTGTTGGAGTATTTCCACTAAAACTACTATGTACAAAAGATGCATCAATACTTAATATAGAATTTGCAATTAAATCTACATCTCCTAAATCTACAAATAACCTTGATTCTGGAACAGAAATTGCTCCACCAAACGTATATTCTCCTATTGTAAAAACATCATCTATATCCTCAAAACCTATATCTTCAGATATTAATTCGGTCTCATATTCTAAACGTACAGGAGAATTGTTTTTATCTAATAAATTATAGTTTTCGATGTAGTTACCATACATTAGTCTGTTGCCCATAATTGTTTGAGCTTTAGCTAATAAAGGAACATTGTCATATAATCTAAGTAGTTCTGAATCAGGAAGTATTGTAAATATTTTACTATTTCTAAAGTTAAAAGTATAATTAGTATTATCTGCTAAACCTAGTTCAGATTTTTTTAATTTTTCAATTACCTTTATAATAGTACCATCACTGTCTTTAAAAAGTAAATCAATAGCAGTAACTAAAGGTCCTCCTGAATTATATGTTATAACGGCAGTATTATATCTATTGACTGCACCTTCATTTAAAAACGATTCTGCACTAAAATCAAAAGCTTTAGGTTGAAAAGCTGCATCTGTAAATTGTGAAACTGCAGAATACTCATCATCTTGATATTCATATCTATAAGCAAAAGATATAAATCTTTCTTCTAAGAAATTTTCTTGTCCACCACTAGTAACTGTTAACTCTATTTCTGGAGCTTTAGCAGGTGGTTTTTTGATAACTAAAAAAGACTCTCTTAAAAGGTTTGCATTCCCACCACCATCAACTAAAGGACTACCTGAAGGGTCTTCGTAATTTCTTAGTATATTAATAAACCTTGGAGGATTATAATCATCAGTCCAAAACAATAATCCATCAATAACATTAACTCCAGTTATTAAATGTTTATCATCAAAGTTTAATACTGTTTGTCCTGATGTACTTCCATCAGAAACACTTATAACTAAATATGATAAAATGCTTGTTACTACATTGAAGGAGACAATCAAATCTAACTTTCCTGAAGGACTTGTAGGACCAAATGCAGGGTCATTTACAAACCAATATATAGTATCATTAGCCCCATCATCTACTGCACCAATACACTTTGCTTGGTTACTTAGAAGAACCCCTCCGTAAGATAAGTTAGTAAGCTTAGTGTTACCTTTAGAATTTTCTACTGCTCCAACCTCTGTTGATTCAGATGATCCTAACCTAACATTTACTGCGTCAATATATTGTCCGTTTGGAACGAGTCTCTCGTCAACGGACTTATTCATATTAATAATCTTCCTGGGTGTATATTGCTTAATCTTATTTTTGCGTTCCTTAGAAGTGCTGATTTAGATTTTCTTGCTCTATTAACTATGTACTCCTGAACTCCTAATTTACTACCTAATATTTGATAGCTAATATATGCATAAACATATTCTTCAAACAACTTATTTACAGTTATTTGTGTATCATCTCCATTTTCCATGCCATCAGAAACATATTCTAAAATACAACTTTCATTAGCCATTGTAGAATCAAAGTTGATTACCCCTGCTTTTTTATCAATTCTAAAAGTAGGATTAGCATTTGCAGTTTCTGTATTAAGACCAAATCTAGCACCAACTGCAAAATCAAAGTACCAACAACCTTCATATTCATATCCTAAGAATCCATTATATGGACTTAAACTGTTTAAATAAATACTTGGTTGTTGACCTGTAATTCTAGCAAAATCCAAAGGTGAGTATTGAGGTTGTATAGCATTTCCATTTTGGTCGAAAAGTATTCTAGCATCATTGGCTTGTAAATAAGCTCTAGCTGAATTTACTTGAATGTTTTCTACCATTGGTCTGATAACACCATCTTTATAATAAGATATTCTAACCCAATTTACATAATCAGAAGGTAATATAAATCTAAGTTCTTCTGAAACAGTAAGTTGTAAAACCTTTATTTCTTTAAATGCATCATAGTTTAACTCTTGAATAGCTCTTTTTGCATGAAAAAGTATCTTGTATCTTTCTTCATTGTTTATCAAAGAATGATTACCTGAATACATTAATTCATAATTTACAACTATATCTTGCAATGATACATATTGGTATGATCCCCAATTAGCATCTTCTGGAGCATTTCCCCCATTCTCGTAATATTGGTATTGGCTAATGTATGACATAATTATTTTTCACTATTAATTTCAGCAGCTTCTTTTGCTCCTGCGTATTGTACAACTGATGCTTCACGTATTGATACTCCTGCATACTGTAAAATTTTCATTGTTAAATCAGTAGCATCATCTGGAAACAATTCAAAGTCTTGATAATCAGGTTGTGATTGGTCAAAGACTGGTTCATTATCATTACCTAAATCCACATAAGTCCACTTAGGAACTTTAGGATAGCGTATATATTGACATGTCACAACTGTTCCTAATGTAGGTGTTGGATACAATGTAGCAACATTTCCTTCACTTGTATAAGCAGGAAACATCGAAGATGGTGCAGTTAAAGGAGACATATTTAATAAAGTAATTTTACTTTGCTCCACCCTTTCAACTTCCTTGATAGTGCTTCCTTTGTATATCTGATAATCTAATGGAGAATTATTTATAACACTAGGTGTAACACTTAATTGTGTATTACTATCAATATTAGTTACTGTAACAAAAAACGGAATTAAATTAACTACAAACACAATATCTCCAACCTGAACACCTGATGATGTAAAGTTTGCATTTGAATCTATTATTTTATTTTGACCCCCACTTGTTCCTGTAGTAGTTCCAGAAGTTACTAAAGTATTATTAATAACTATTTTATTAATTAAGTAATAATCTGAACCTGTCGTAGCTAATGAGGGTAAATTATACTGTGTGTAATTTGGTCCTATTGGAATCAATGGTTTAGTTACAGAAAAAAAATCTATAACTTCCACATAACCCTTTTTTATATCAGCATATCCTGTTCCAGAAGTTCTTTGGTTTTCTTTGTTAACCTGATAGTTATATGCATAAAAGTAATCCTCAAATAAATCCATTTGAGCTTGTTGTGCATATAGATTAAAATCTTGTGGAGAGATGTAGCCATAGTTGTTTTTATTTAATACGGCTAAAACTGTATTTCTAATATCGTTTATCATCCTAAGTATTATTTACACAAAGATAATCAAAAAAAAAAGAGGTCTTAAAAAAGACCTCCTTACTTAATGAATCACAAAAAAAATCACTATTAACTAACTATTCCATTAAGTTTTCTAATACTTTTAATGCCTCAATTCCTTCGTCAGATTGGAAATATGATGACACTATATATATTGGGTCTTCTCCAAAAGGTATTACACATAGTCGTGTTTTGTTAGTTTTGGTAGCAAACCACACTTCTTTATTTTTGTTTCTGTATTTAATAAGACCTTGTTCAAACAACTTATGTACAGTTGCTTGTAGCTTTAATACAGGGTCGTTTATAACCGACATAAAATCTTGAGGTTCTCTTTTAGCATAAACTAATATATCTCTCTTCATTTCATCCGTACTAACTCTAGATGGGTCTTTTTGAAACAATACTCTTGTTAA